TCTTTTTTTTTGGTCGTAATATTTGTGACGATATAAATTTCTATCACCCCAACGTTTACGCCAAAACCAGTTACTTAATGAACTAGCATAACCTTCTAGCTTATCCATAGCGTAGTTATGCCAAAAGTAATATCTAAACTTTTTGAATAAGTTGTTTAATATCATCTTGTAATTTCCTTCCCACAGCATTTGCATGATTAATTACAGCAGCACATAGATTACCATGATAAGGATAACCTTTAAGTGCTTCTCTAATTTTAGCAACAGGTTTACCACCATAGTCTATCACTATAGCATTATCTTTATTAAGACCTATTTTTAATTCAAATAGTATACCAGTATATTTATCTAAATTATTTTTTTCGGACATCTT